AACGGCGACTGGATCGATCGTCGAGCAATACGACGTCGAGGATTTGCCTAAAGAACTCGCGCGCATCAAAACCGAATCCGCAGAAGCGGACGCGGCGGAAGTTGCGAAAGCGACAGCAATCAAACCTGTTCCCGACAACGTCGGTGACTGATCGCGCTTGATGCGCAAAACCAAACGGCCCGCTCGATGCGGGCTTTTTTCATTTCATAGGGCGGGCTGATGCCCGAATCTGACACATGCGAATCTCGAATCTGCTTTCTACCCTGCTCGGCTTCTCGGGCGCTTTCCAACTGCGCGCCGACGAAGGCGACACAGGCGGCAACGCTCCCGACAACCGCCAAGCGGCGCCGAAAGAGTCTTTCTCCCGCGAGTACGTGAGCGAACTGCGCGAGGAAAACAAGTCGTGGCGGCTGAAGATCAGCGAGCGCGACACCGAACTCTCGACGCTCAAAGCGAAGGTCGCGGAACTCGAAACGGGCGGCAAAGACGCGCTCACGAAGGCCGAACAAGCCGCGAACGATCGCGTGCTGCGCGCTGAACTGAAAGCCGTCGCCGCCAAGCATGGCGCTGTTGACGTTGCCGACGCGCTGAAGGTGCTCGACATCTCCGGCGTGAAGCTCGACGAGAACGGCAACCTTGTCGGCGCCGACGAACTGTTCGAGAGCGCGAAGAAAGCAAAGCCGTATCTCTTCGGCACGACCAACACATCGAGCACCGAGAAGCCGCCGAAGCCGGGCGACACGAAGCCGGTCGACGTTCGCACCGCAGACGCGAAGGATTACGAGGCACAAAAAGCGGCGTACCTGAAGGCGTCGCGCTAAACCCGCCCGAAACCGAGCAGTAACCCAACCTAAACCGAAGCCCGCCATTGCGCGGGCTTTTTGCTTTTAAGGACGCATCACAATGCCGATCAGCAATTTCCCCGCCGCTCTCCAGCCGGCAATCCAACAAGGTTTCCTGGCTCGCGAGTTTCAAAGCGGCCTGGAATCGCAAATCACTTACCGCGCTGTCGCTGACCGCGAGAAGTTCGCGAACGCGGTCGGTGAAACGATCACCAAGACCCGCCGCGGCCTGAAGGCGCCGGTTACGGCTCCGCTGAACCCGGCCGGCAACACCAACCTCGACAACGGCTTGACGCCGAGCGGTTGGACGATCGAGCAGTACACGCTCGGCATCGACATGTACGGCGACACGATGGATTTGAACATGGTGACGACTCGCGTCGGCATCGCGTCGCAATTCCTTCAGAACGCGCATGTGAACGGCGTTCAAGCCCTGCAATCGCTCGACCGCCTCGCGCGTAACAAGCTGTTCGGCGCATACCTGTCGGGCAACACGCGCGTTCGCACGACCCTCGGCGCTCCGGCCGCAACGGTCGCAGTCGATGACGTGCGCGGCTTCCAGTACGTGTCGGTCAACGGCGTTCTCGTTCCGGTTTCCGGCACGAACACGCTCGCGGTCGTTTTCGCGAACGGCAACAGCTACACGCTGACCGGCGTCGCTGTCGACGGCTCGAACGTGTCGACCGCACCGCAAGGCGTATCGGGCACGCTGACGTTCTCGGGCAACGTGACCGTCGCCGACGCAACGGCCGGCAACTCGGTCATCGCTTCGAACGCCGCTTCGGTGCTGCGTCCGAATGCTCGCCTCTCGACCTCGGCAATCGTCGCGGGCGATCTGCTGACGATGCAAGACCTGCTGGCCGGCGTGACCGTGCTGCGCAATAACCGCGTGCCGACCATCGGCGGGCTGTACAACTTCTATGCGGACAACGCACAGTTGAAGGGTCTGTTTAAGGACGCCGATTTCAAACTGCTCTATCAAGGTCAGTACGGCTCGCAAGCTTACCAGACCGGCCAAGTGATGGAACTGATGGGCCTGCGCATCATCCCGACCGTCGAAGCACCGCAACAGACGCTTGGCGCTGTCGCTGTTCACCGCGGCATCATGTGCGGTCAGGGCGCGCTGATCGAAGGCGATTACGAAGCGATCACGAACAACGAAATCGGCGACGACAATGCGCTGATTGAGATGATCGACGGCGTTGCAATGGTCACGCGTGAACCGCTCGACCGCCTGCAACAAATCATTGCTCAATCGTGGTACTGGATCGGCGGCTTTGCTGTTCCGACCGACGTCACCGCGACGCAAAACATCATCCCGACCGCGACGAATAGCTACTTCAAGCGCGCTGTCGTGATCGAATCGGCCTAATCGGTCATGGGGCGCGCGCTCAAAAGGTGCGCGCCCTTTCTTTCGAGGCAATCATGAGTGACGCAAACGCGCCAGAAGGCGCACAGGCGGCTCTCGCGACCTCGGATGCTCCAACCGATGCTCCGAAGGTCACGAAGCCCGCCAAGGCGGCAAAGAATGCGCCCGCGCTACCGGAATCGGTGACGCTCGCGGCGCCGCATCAATTCTACGACGAAGCCGGCGACCTTCAAGCCTGGTGGACGAACGACGTCGTGACGGCTAAGGCCGAAATCAAACTGCTGATCGAGCGCGGCGCGCGCCTGCTCGGCATCAACGGGGAACAAGGCTAATGCTCACCGACGCTCAACGGGTCGACGTTCGACGCTTCTGCGGCTTTCCGCTCTTTGGTGGCGATCCCGTTCAAGCGTTCGGGCATCGCTTCTATCAGCATTACGGCACGCTCGAATATCGCATGTCTCACATGCAAGACGCGGAAGAGGCGGTAGTGACGAACTACCTCACGCAACTCACCGCGCTCGAAACGGCGATCTACGGCACGAGCGACAACCTCGACACCGACGTCGCCGCGGTGTGGACGCACAACAAGAACGAGCAGCGCGACCGTGAACGGCTGTTCGACGGCACGCGACGCCGTCTGTGCGGATTCTTCGGCATCCCGCCCGGCCCGGCGTTCGACGTCTCAGGCGGCGGATCAATCACGCTGGTGGTCTGATGGACGGCGCCAAAGCACAAGCACAGGTCTACAAGGGATATGCGCAGGTCGCGAAGCGCCTCGGCAGTGTGTTCTCTCTCTACCGGCCGACGTCGGCGGATATGAGCGCGGCCGCGCCGATCGCAACCGGCTTTCTCGCGAGTCTCAACGCCGAAGATATGACCTACCGGCGTCCGAACAAGTACGGCAAACCGACCTGGTTCGCTGTGATGGACGGTCGACAAACGCAGGTCGGCGATTATCTCGTCGGCGCGACCGGCACATTCTTCGTCGGGGCGCAGCAACCGCTTCTCCCGATTCTCGTCATCGAGTGCAATCGCACCGTCAACATCACGCGCCCGCAGGTTCAGACCGAATTCGGCGCCGTCTCGAACTACGAAGGCACGACCGCCGCAAACGAAACGCCGCTCATGACCGGCTGGCCGGCGAGCGTGCTGCAAGGCACGAAGGGCGAGAAAGGCGGCGTTGCGCTGCCTGGTGACGTGCGCGACGCATGGTGGTCGGTGCTGATGCCCGAATGTGCCGGCGTCATCCTCCGCTCGGGCGATCTGATCGCTGACGAACTCGGGCGCCGATACATCGTGTCGAGTGCGGAACTCACGGACCTCGGCTGGCGCATCACCGCGCAACAGGGGCAAACATGAGCGATTTGACTGACGTTCAGAATGTGCTCGTCGGAATGATCGCCGGCTGGCTCTATCCGAACGGCACGAACCAACCTTCAGCGGTTGGTTTCAACGTGCGCGTCGGCGCCGGATGGCCGACACAATCGAGCCTCGACGCCGATCTCGCGGCCGGCATCGCCCAGGTGTCGATCTATGCGACAGCGAGCGAACGCAAAACGACCCGCTACATGCAGGGCTGGCAACCGCTCGCGACATTCGCCCCGACGATCACGCTCGCGAAGGCCGGCAACGTCGTCACGGTCGGCGGCGCAATGCCTGCTCCGTTCTCGACACAAAACCTCGCGGTATTCGTCGGCAACTCACCGTATAGCTACTCGGTGCAACCGAACGACACGCTGACGAGCATCGCCGCCGCGCTCGCCGCGGTCATCGCGCAGGCTTACCCCGGCACGACAAGCTCGGGCGCAAATATCACGCTGCCCGCGAACGCCGCCATCGGTGCGCTTCGGACGGGCGGCACAGGAACCGCGATCAAGGTCATCAAAAATCAGGATCGCGTGTTTCAAATCACGGCTTGGTGTAGCACGCCCGCGCAACGCACGGCGCTCGCCAACCTGATCGATCCGAATCTCGCCGACCTCAAGTTTCTCGCGATGCCCGATGGCTTCAACGCGCGAATCATTTACATGGATAGCCCGCAGCAGGACATCGGCGAGAAAGCGCGGCTGTTTCGTCGGGACTTTCGCTATCACGTCGATTTCGCGACGACGAAGGTCATCGACGCACCGCAAGTCATTGTCGGCGACCTGAACATCATCACCGATGCCGGCGCCGTTCTAAAACCCGTCTAGGAACCCTATGGCAAAGCAAGACGACGCGGCGAGTTTCGATTACGAACTCGTCGTGCTGCATCAATTCGGCTTCACCGAGCGCGGCACGCGTATCAGTGACCCGGCCGCAATTCAAGCGGTGATCGACGAAGGTCACGCCGACAAGTGCGTGCGAGTCGCAAAGGAGGCTAAATAATGCCGATTTATCAAGCGAACAGTTTGAACGTTTCGGCGCTCTCCGCTCCCGGCGTTTATCTGCAAATCCAGACGCCGCCGCTGCTTATCAACGGCGTCCCGTCGAACGTGCTCGGCGCGGTCGGTATCGGCTCATGGGGTCCGGTGAATGCTCCGGTGCTCGTCGGCTCGCCGAATGACGTCGCGCAATGGCTCGGCGCAAAGCAAGTGCGGAAATACGACCTCGCAACCGCGATGGACGTGTTTTTCCTGCAAGGCGCGACCGCGATCCAGTACGTGCGCGTCACGGACGGCACCGACGTCGCGGCAACCGGCAAGCTGATGGACACCAACGGCACGCCCGCAATCGGCGCCAACCTGACGGCGATCTACACCGGCACGCGCGGCAACTCGATCGTCGCATCGATGGCGGCTGGCACGAAGGCGAGCACGTTCAAGGTGACGATTTCGCTGCCGGGCGTACAGGCGGAAGTGTTCGACAACATCGCCGGCTCGGGCGCTGCGCTGTGGACGAACGTCGTGAGCGCGATCAACAACGGGCAGTCGAACGTTCGCGGCCCGTCGCAACTCGTGATCGCAACAGCCGGCCCGGCAACCGCCGCACCGAACATCACGACGCCGAACACCTTCGCGACCGGTACGGACGGCACGACGACCATCACCGATGCGGTTCTCGTCGGCACTGACGGCAACGCCGGCACGCGCAAGGGCATGTACTGCCTTCGCAGCACCGCTGTGCAAGTTGGCGTCCTGGTCGATCACTCTGACCTTAGCGCCGCGTCGACCGTGCTCGCGTTTGGCTTGTCCGAAGGCATCTATTTCGGCATGCAGGGCGCGCCTAGCGCGAATTACACGACGGTCTCGACCGCACTCAACACGGCCGGCGCTGATGGTTACGGCCTGAAAGTGTTCGTCGGCGATTGGGTGACGTACTTCGACGGCACGAACAACCAGAACCGTTTGCTCGGACCCGCTACGTTTTGGGCGGGCAAGCAAGCATCGCTCTCGCCGGAACAGTCGAGCCTGAACAAGCCGCTCTACGGCATCGTCAGCACGCAGCGCATCGCGCAAACCCTGCCGTACACGAGCGCGGAAATCGGCGCGATCAATCAAGCGCGTCTCGACGTGATCGCCAACCCGTCGCCGGGCGGCAACTTCTACGCGTGCCAAACGGGCGGCAACGCTTCGAGCGCGGCGGGTCAGGATGGCGACAACTACACCCGCATGACGAATTACCTGTCGCTCACCCTGGCGGCGGCGTTCGGCACGGTGATCGGCAAGAACCAGACGGTCGACCTTCGCAATGACGTGAAATCGGCGATGCAAGCGTTCCTCGCGAACCTTTGGCGCCTGAACATGATCGGCGACGTCAACAACCCGACCGTCGCGCCGTTCACGGTTCAAATCGACAAGGTGAACAACCCCGATTCAGCGGTCGCGGCCGGGTACATGCAAGCCGACGTCAAGGTGAAATACCTGTCGGTCGTGCTGTACTTCGTGATCAACCTGCAAGGCGGTCAGACGGTTCAAATCCAGTCGAGCGTTCAGTAAAACCCCGGCCCGCCTCGCGCGGGCTTTTTCATGAGGCTAAAACATGCCGCTCAACGGCTTTACGATCGGCCGCGATCTGTCGGTCAATATCCAGACGCCGACCGGCGCCCTGCCGCTGTCGCTGATCACCAAGTTCACCGCCAAGCCCGACATCACCGACGTCAAGGTGAAGGGTCTCGACGGCCGCACGCGTCACCTTCGCTTCCCTGATGGCTGGTCCGGCTCGTTCGAAGTCGAACGGCAAGACTCGACGCTCGACGACTATTTCGCAAGCGAGGAAGCGAATTATTACGCCGGCCTCGACCTCGCACCGTCGACCATCACCGAAACGATCACCGAAGCAGGCGGCGCCGTCTCGCAATTCCAATTCGTCGGCGTGATTTTCAAACTCGAAGATGCGGGCGATTGGGCGGGCGATGCGACGGTCAAGCAAAAACTGTCGTTCGTCGCTGAACAACGCATCAGGCTCTAAACCATAAGGAATCGAAATGACGACTGTGAACGTCCGCAAGAAAACAGCAGCACCGGCAAGCACGCCGTCGAGCGAACTCGTAAAGAAAGCCGCTGAAGTGGTAACGATCGAAACGCCCAACGGCCTGACGGTGACGCTGAAGAAGCCGGGCGTTCTGTCTCAGTTTCGACTTGTGAAAATCCTCGGCGAAGCCGCGCGCAATCAGGTTTATGTGTCGATGGTGATTCCGATCACCTTCGTCGCGTCGATCAACGGCGTCGCGGTTAATTACCCGAATACGGAACGCGAAATCGAGGCGACGATTCAACGTCTCGACGAGGAAGGCGTGACCGCAGTAATGAATGCGGTCATGGAAAACTTCGGCGGCGAATCGCCCGAAGCGCAAAAGGAAGAAGTAAAAAACTAGCGCGCTCTGTGGCGGTTCGCGAATCGCTTTGGCTAGTGCGGAACAATATGCCGTTCGACGTTGCGTTTTCACTCGACGACGCAACTCGGGCGGCGTTCTGCATTGTGTTCTCGGAATTCGAGGGTAATGAATTCGATTATGGTCGAATGGAATTCAAGGAGCGCAAATAATGCTGGAGTTCGCCAGTTTGGGCGCATTCGCAAATCACGTTACGCAGACGACAATTCCCGCTGTCCATTCGCATTTAGGGCATGGGCTTGAAGCTGCCGCAGAGCTAATTCAAAACACCGCTCGCGCGAAACTCGGGCATTATCAAGATGGCGTCGATCACTTCCCGGCCTGGCCGGAACTCGCCGACTACACAAAGGCGGATCGCGTCGCCAAGGGCTTCACGGAAAACGACCCGCTTTTGCGCACTGGCGCGCTGCGCGACTCGATCGGGCACGCGGTGCGAGGGTTCGAAGCGGTGATTGGCTCGACTTCAGACGTTGCTGTCGCGCAGGAATTGGGAACTGACAGAATCCCGCCGCGCCCTTTCCTCGGGCCGGCGGTTGTGCAAAACGAGGAAGCCTTGCGCGCGCTATGGCATGACGTGCTGCTGCGCGGCTTCCTAGGGCGCGGCGTCAATTCGACGACGCAAATGAACGGCACGCGCCTAAGAGATGGCGACTAAACCGCCGCGGCGACCATCACGACGACACAGAACAGGAATGTGATGCTGATAGCCGCCGCGATCGTCAGCACGATCACCTTAAGCGACCGCATCCACAAGCTAAAGAACTTGTCGAATCCTGTTTCGCGCTCGACGGCCATGAACCGGGCGCGGGGTTGCGGGTATTGAACGGCGCTGAAATTGGACGCCGCCCAATCGTGGAGTCTAAAGCCTAGCCGACTTCTCATTGCCAACTCCCAAGGGGGCTAAAATTTTTGAAGCATTCAAAATCGGGGTTCGCGTATCCCTGATAAACGGAGTATCGCACGGCCTTTTGCAAATGGCAAACCAGTTCGGGCACGCGGAGCACGCGGCCGAACGTTTGCGGCGATCCATTCAGCGAATGAGCGGCGCCACACGTCTAATGTTCGGCGGCGCACTAACGACCGGCTTAGGCGTTGGCCTTGCGATGGCGTTTAAAGGTCCGCTCCAAGAGGCGAATAAGTTCGTCAAGCTGCAAAACGACATTCTTAGCAACGGCGCCAAACTGGCGCAATTGAAAGGCATCACCGATTGGGCGAATAACGACAAGTCGATTCGCAATCTGTCGGTGAACGAGAAAATGGCTGTCGCGGTCGAGTCTTTCGCTCTGACGCGTGACGCGGGTCGCGACGACGTGCATCACACGCTGCGCCTCGCGCCGATCCTGGCAAAGATGGAAGCGATCGACAAGGCGAGCGGCAAGCACACGTCGGACGCCGAGCGCCAAAGTTTCGTCAAGGCGCTTGAACTGAGCGGCGGTTTCAATAACGGCGTGGACACCGAAGCGCGCGCCGACCTGCTCTACAAACTGATGGCATCGGGCAACGGAACGCTGCGCGCGGGCACGCTGCGCGCGATCTTTGCGGGCGACCCGGCCGACTTGCAGAAGGTGTCGAACGGCTTTCTCGCGCGCGCCGAGCCGATCATGCAGCAGATGGGGCCTGGCTTCGCAATCGCGATGCGCACGCTCCAAAACCGCATGCTCGCGCACGTCGGGTTCAATGGTCCGACAGGCGGCTATCAGCTTGAAAAGCTGAAGAAGTGGGGCGTCATGGATAAGGATGGCCATGTTATCGACTCGCCGACGCTTATCAACGACACCGACAAGTGGGTTCAAACGCACATGCCGGAGTTTTACAAGGCAGCGGGCGCGACCGACGACGCCGGCCGGAGAATGGTCGATCAGATTATCGGCAGTTCGACGGGCGCAAAGCTGATCGGCAATTTCCAGCGCGAAAGCTCGCTCATGGAAGCCTCGGAAAAGGCGGTCGGACGGCAAAGCGGCATCGACGAATCGCTCAAAAAGAAGGGTTCGCCGCTCGATCAGCAGATGACGGTTCTCACCGCGAAATGGCACGACCTGATGCTGCGCATCGGCATTGCGGTTTTGCCGATGGCGATCAGGGGTCTGTCGAAGCTTGCGAGCATCATGGAGTCGGTCGCTGGATTCGCGAAAGAGCACCCGAACCTCGTGAAAGTGTTGGCTGTTGCGACCGCGCTGTTCGGTGCGTTCCTCGTGATCGGCGGCGCACTCTCTCTCACGATTGGCATTATCGGAACGCTCGTCGGCGCAATCGGCGTCGTCGGCGGTGTCGGCTTGTTTGGCGCGCTCGCCGGCCTTGCGATTCCAATTGGCATCGCGGTTCTCGCACTCGGCACGCTCGCGGCGGCTGCGTATGCGTTCAGCCCGCTCACGCAAAAGGAAATCGACGCGGCAAAGACAGGCGGCGGCGTCAAACTTTCGGCTGGCGCACAGAAGCGCGTCGACGCTGGCGAGGTTGGCGACAGCCCTAATGTCAAGACCGGCGCGCAAGCTAACGCGGGCGGCAAGGGCGGCAACGTCTACCTCGACGGCAAGAAAGTCGGCTGGATCATGGACAAGCATCTCAGCAAGCAAACCGCGAGCGCCGGCAACTCGAACACGTTCGATCCTTCAATGGGGCAACTGCCCGCAGGGATGGCTTACTGATGGCGACCATTCTCACCCTTGGCGATGTGACATTCTCAGAATATGAGGTTCCCGAGCACATCGCCGTTCGCACCGCTCACCGCGCCGTCGTTCACCGATTCGTCGGCGGCGCCCGGCAGATTGACATGCTCGGCGCCGATCACGCGCCGATCGACTGGTCGGGCTGGTTCGTCGGCTCGACCGCACTCGACCGCGCGCTCACGCTGAAGTCGATGCACGATGACGGCTTGCCGCTCACGCTGTCATGGTCGGAATTCCTTTACAAAGTCGTCATCACCGAGTTCGAGGCGGATTTTCAGCGGTCGTATCAAATCCCGTACCGCATCTCATGCACGGTGGTTCAGGACTATCTGAACGATGACGGCGGCGGCGCCGTGCCGAGCGTCGACGATCTGATCAACACCGACTTGTCGAGCGCGACGTCGCTCTCGTCAAGCTTCCCGTCTCTCGCCGCGCCGATGGCATCGCTCAATTCGGCGATCAGCGCGGTTTCATCGTTCGCGACGGCGGCGAAAAGCACGATAAACGGCGTGCTTCAACCGCTCAACGCGGTTCGCTCCCAGGTGCAAGTTCTGATTTCGTCGACTGAAAACACGCTTATGAGCGTGACGACGCTCGGCGGCATCCTGCCGAGCAACCCGCTCTCACGGCAGGTCGCGAGCATCAGCACGCAGATAAACGCGATGCAGAATCAAGCCGCGCTCGTGCAGTTGAACAGCACGCTCGGGCGCATGGGGTCGAACCTCGGGCAAATCAACAGCGGCGTCAAGACGGTTCAGGTCGGCGGCGGCAATCTCTACGATCTGGCATCGAAGTTCTACGGCAAGGTGAGCGGGTGGACGGCGTTGCAGAAGGCGAACCCGCAACTCGGCAATGACACGAACATCAGCGGCAACCAGACCATCACCATCCCGCCCTATACCGGCGACTCAGGAGGCGTATTAGATGCCTAACACCGCGCAGGCGGTACGCGGCGCGGTGAAGTTGAGCGGCAAAGATCAGAACCCGACGCCGATCACAGGTTGGATCGCGTTCGACGTCGACAACAACAACTTCGCGAGCGCGGACAATTTCTCCGTGACGTTCGCCGCCAACAAGCTCCCGCCCGATCGCAATTTGCAATGGTTGTCGGACCAAACCGAGATTTACGTCGAGATTTTCGCGGGCGTGCCGGCCGATCCGTCGAATTGGACGGCCGAAGAATTGGCCTCGCTGATTTACGGTCAGGTCGACACGCTCGAATATGACCCGGTCGCCGGCACGGTTCACGTTTCCGGCCGCGACCTAACGCGGGTTTTCATCGACTCGAAAACAACCGAGAAGTGGCAAAACAAGACGTCATCGCAGATTGTGACGCTTCTCGCGCAGCGGCACGGCATGACGGCCGACGTCACCGAAACGACGACGCTCGCCGGCAAGTTCTACGAAATCGATCACGACAAGATGACTGCGGCGCGCACCGAATGGGATTTGCTCTGTGAACTCGCGCGTCACGAGCAGTTCGACGTTTGGGTGTCGGGGCATGTGCTGAACTTCAAGCCGAAGCCCGACGCATCGAGCGTCGCGCCCTTTCGCGTCACCTGGGCGCCGCCCGACAGCGAAACCGGATACTCGGTGAGCAACGTCGAAGGGCTGAAGCTAGAGCGCGCGCTGACGGTCTCGAAAGGCATCGTCGTCGTCGTGCGTTCGTGGAATGACGCGGCGCAAAAGGTGTTCACCGCGACGTTTCCGCCGAACAAGCAGACGGCAATCAAGCCGGGCGCATCCAAGATCGGCAGCGGATCGCAGACGTATTACTACAGCGTTCCGAACCTCACGCAAGAGAAGGTCTTGAAGTTCGCCGAAGCGAAATACGCGCAAATCATTCAGCACGAGATGAAATGCGAGTTCGCTATTCCAGCGGCCGGCGCCGACGCACTCACCGTGTCGAGTGTGATCCAGTTGGCCGGCACCGGTACGGCGTGGGACCAAACCTATTTCCCCGACTCGCTGCGGCGCGCGCTCGACTTCGAGAGCGGTTACACGCTGTCGGTGAGCGCAAAGAACCATTCACCCGACACGCAGGAGGCGAGCGATTGAGCCGTTTAGCTAATGCAATCAGTCAGCGCGCGGCGCTCGCGATGCTCGACCTGACGACGCCGCGCACCGGCCTGATCACGTCATACGATCCGGCGAAACACGCGGTCAAAGTCGAGATTCAACCCGAAGGCGTCGAGGTAGCGGGCTGGATTCCGCTCGGCGCGGCCGGCGTCGGCAACGGCTTCGGCATCGTGTGCGGCCCGAATCTCGGCGATATGGTGCAAGTCGTATTCGACAACGCATCACCGAACGCGCCGCGCATCACCGGGCGATTCTTCTCGAACGTGAACGTGCCGCCGAACGTACCGAGCGGCGAGACCTACATCGTGCATAAGTCGGGTTCGTTCCTGAAGTTCCATAACGACGGATCGGTTGAGATGAATGCGGCGGCGGGCGCTACTTACGCTGCAACGTCGCACACATTCACTGGCCCGGTCACGATGAACGATACCGCGCTTATCAAAAAAACGATCACTGGTCAGGGCGGAATTGCTGTGTCGGGCGACAACGGCACCGGCAACGCTTCGTCGGTGAATGGCAATTTCGCGACAACCGGCACGATCACAAACAACGGCAAGAGCATCGGAAGCACGCACACGCATAGCGGCGTGACAACGGGCGGCGGCACAACGGGGGCGCCGGTATGACGGATATTTATCATCTCTGGTCGGGCGATCTAAACGTCTCGGCATCAGGCGATCTTTTGCTCGCCGACAGCAGCGACACGACGCAGCAACAGATTCTTCGCGCGCTGCTTACAAACCCGGCCCTATCCGACCGCGCCGGCAACCCGCTCGCAACCGCGGATTACTCGGATCATCCGACATTCGGCGCGGGCCTGCCGCGGCGCGTCGGCTCGACGCTCAACGTCGCGGAGCTACGCGCCATCATTCGCGGCGTCGTGGTCTCGTTCCCAGGTGTCGCGCGCAACCCTTCGCCAGTGATCGACGTTCTGCCGTTTAACGACGGCGCGACGATCAATATCCAGTATGCGGACCTGATCACCGGCACGACTGAAACCCTCTCCTTCGACATCAATCAATGAGCGTCAATACCCAATCATTCACGCAAATCTTGACCGGGTTCGCGACGACTGTGCAGGGCGCCGCCTCGTCGCTCGTGAACTTCGTCATCGGCTCGGTGCTCCGCGCCATCGGCGAGGGTACGGCATGGGTCGCGCTCTGGCTTCAGGGCTTGATCCTGAATGCGATCGCACTGACGCGCGCGGCGACGTCGAACGGCGCGGACCTCGACACCTGGTTCGCTCAATACGGATTCACGCGGCTCGCGCCGACAGCGGCAAGCGGCGCGGTCACATTCTCGCGCTTCACGACGACGCAGCAAGCGCTCGTCCCGGTCGGCTCGATCGTTCAGACTGGCGACGGCACGCAGCAATATAAGGTCGTCGCGGACACGACGAACGGCGCATATAGCGCGACGCTCGGCGGCTTCGTCATTGCGGCCGGCTCGGCGTCGGTCACATGCGCGGTCGTCAGCATCACACCCGGATCGAACTCGTTGAGCCTGCCTGACTCGTCGGGCAACGTGAGCGCAAACACCATCACGGCGCTTTACCAGTCGATTCCATTCGTCGACACGGTGACGAACGCCCTGCCCTTCGCGAACGGCGTTGACGCTGAATCTGACGCCGCGGCGCGCGTGCGCTTCGTCGGGTATCTGGCATCGCTCGCACGAGCAACGAAAGCCGCGATCGGCGCGGCAATCACGGCGCTCGGCTCGAACTTTACGTATTCGATCGGCGAGAACCAGACAAAGGCCGGCGTGACGCAAATGGGCTACTTTTACGTGATCGTGGACGACGGAACCGGCGCGCCGAGTTCGCCCGTTCTCTCGGCGGTTTATAACGCTGTCGACGCGGTGCGCCCCTTCACATCGACGTTCGGCGTATTTGCGCCAACAGTCGTCAATGCGACCGTCGTGATGACGCTGCAAACGACCTCGATCGGCGTTGCTCACTCGACGACGTGCTCGCTCGTGCAAACGGCGTTGCTCTCGTATATCAACACGCTACCGCTCGGCGCGAAATTGCCTTACTTCAAGCTCGGGCAAATCGCGATCGACGCATCGAGTGACGTGCTCAGTGTGCTCACGCTGACGATCAACGGCGGCACGTCCGACCTGACGGTGACGAATCAGCAGGTCGTCAAATCGTCGTCTTGCTCCGTATCGTGAGGGTCGACCGATGACAGGTGATCAAAGCGATTTTTTCAAGCGCATCAAAGCGCGCATGCCTAACGGCTGGTTCGGATCGACCTCTCCGATTCTCGATGCGCTGATCAAAGGCATCGCCTCGGCATTCGTTGTGGTGTATGCGGCCTATCAGTACATGCTCGCGCAAACGCGGTTGCAGACGTCGAGCGATGGTTGGCTCGACCTTTCTGCGGCCGATTACTTCGGCGAGAGCGGCTTGCCGCGACTGGCGAACGAAACCGATCCGAACTACCGCACGCGCATCAAAATCAACATCATCCGAGAGCGCGGCACGCGCGCGGCGATCACGAAGATTCTGACCGACCTCACCGGGCGCGCGCCGGTCATCGTCGAGCCGACCCGGCCGCAGGATACCGGCGCCTATGGCTTCGCGATGGGTTACGGCGTCGCGGGCGCTTACGGCTCGCTGCTGCACACCTATCAGGCGTTCGTGAAAGCGTATCGCCCTTCCGGCTCCGGCCTTCCTTACCTTCAGGGCTACGGCACGTCACCGGGCGGCTACGCAACGCCGTCGCGCGCCGCTTACGCCAACATTGGCGACATGACGACCGGCGTCACCGATGCGGCGATTTATGCCGCGATCGCTTCAGTGCTTCCCGCCGCGACTATCGCATGGGTCGCAATCAGTAGCTAATCCCCGCCGATATGCAGCACCAAGCCCGCCGCGCGCGGGCTTTTTCTATTGGAGATTCACTTGGATCGTCAGATTGTTTACACCGGCGCGGTTCCTTTGGAAACCGACCTGCTGAACACGAACAAAAACGCGATGTTCGCGCTCGGGCAGTTGTGTCAAGACGCATTCGGGCAAGGCGTGAGCGGGCCATTCTTCACCGGCCTCGCATGCGTGCCGAACACGCCCGCAGCGATGAACGTCATCGTGCAACCCGGCGCCGTGTATGCGCAGGCGGCGCTCGATGCGACCGCATATTCGTCACTCGCGGCCGATTCGACCGTGACGATGAAGCAAGGCATTCTCAAAACCGCGCAGACGTTCGCGACGCCCGCGCCCGTCACGAGCGGTCAGTCGATCGTGTACCTGATTTCGGCATTGTTCCTCGAAGCCGATACGGGCGCGACCGTGCTCCCGTATTACAACGCATCGAATCCGGCGCAGGCGTATAGCGGCCCAGGTAACGCCGGGACGTCGCAGAATACGACGCGGCAAAATACGGTTCAGTTGACGCTCACGACGGGAGTGCCGGCGACTACCGGCTCGCAACTGACGCCCGCAACGCCGGCCGGTCAGACGGCGCTCTACACGGTCACGGTCGCCTATGGCGCGTCGACGGTCGTTGCGGGCAATATCGCAAGCGTGTTCGGTGCGCCTCGATTCACCGGGTTCGCGCGCGGCCTTCAGGCTTCCGCGTTCACCGTTATCACTGGCAACACTACGCTTGTCGCTTCGCATGCTGGATCGACGATCGTCGGCGGCTCCGGGACGGCTATCACTGCGACGCTTCCGCTTGCTGCTACCGTTCCCGCGGGTGGTCGCCTCGAATTCATTAACCCTTCGATTGGTGCGCTTACCGTCACACGCCAAGGATCAAACAACCTTCGCTGGACGGATTCAAATGCAGTTTCGTCGGCGCTTGGCAATGGTGATTCGCTGGTTGTCGAGAGCGACGGCGGTTCGACGTGGTATGTCGTGGGTGGTACGGCGCAGCTTCCGGCATCGCCTTATTTCGGCGCAAACCTTGCCGCATCCGGCTATCAAAAGCTGCCGAGCGGGATGATTATCCAGTGGGGTTCGGGGTCAACTTCATCGGGGACATCCAACACCGTTTTCCCCCTTCAGTTTCCAAACTTATGCCGTCAGGTTGTCGCAACAATTTCGGGTGGTAGCTCAATTTCCACGGCGGCTTATTGGGTAACTATCGGCGCGGTTTCGGCTGCTAGTTTCTTCGCGTACACGACTCACGACGGAGCGACGGGAAGTACAAACCAGTTTAACTATATAGCCATTGGATATTGATGATGGGCCAAAAACAAGCAGCGTATGACGCAACCGGCGCAATCGTCGCCTTTTACGACAGCATCGACAGTCCGGCGCCAGCGGGCGCTCAGGTGATCGCTATCACTGAAGCCGAATGGCTCGACTGCCTCAACAATCAAGGCTCGAAGTTCGTCGAGAACGGCGTGCTCGCCGATGTGCCGCCGCCGAGCGATGCCGAATTGCTCGCCGCAGCGCAAGCCGCGAAGATCGCCGAACTGTCGGCCGCGTGTAAGGCGTCGATCGTCGCGGGCTTCACGTCGAGCGCGCTAGGCGCGGCGTACACCTACCCGGCGAAAGACACCGATCAGCAAAACCTCGCGTCGTCGGTGATCGACTCGCTGTTGAGCGATGGCGCGGCCGGTTGGGTTACGCCGTTCTGGTGCGCTGATGCGGCGGGTTCGTGGGCGTTCCGCATGCACAGCGTCGCGCAGATTCAGAAGGTCGGGCAAGACGCGAAGGCGGCGGTTCTCGCCTCGATGGCGAAGAATCAAGCGCTCGTCGGTCAAGTCGCCGCGGCCTCGACCGTTGCCGCCGTGAACGCGATCGCCTGGGGATAAGGCGATGCTCTCGCGCTGGTTCTGGAATGTGCTGATCGCGCTCGATCAACTCGTGAACGCGTTCGCGGGCGGTGATCCTGACGAAACTCTTTCGTCGCGAGCCGCAAAAGCCATGCAGGAGGGTAAGCGGTGGGCTTGCGTGCTCTGCCGTCTGCTCGACTTCATTCAAGCGAATCATTGCCTTCGCTCTCTCGAACCAGACGAGGGAGCGCGCGCAGTCATACCCGACTAGCGCATCACTTACGAGCCGCCTCCGGGCGGCTTTTTCTTTGGATGATCGATGGATTTCAACATTCTCAATGGCTGGCTTCTCGCGGTTGCGTCCGCTGTCGGCGTCGTTATTTGGTGGCTTTTTCGTGCAGTTCACGCGAAATCCGACGCTAACGAAAAGGCGCTTGCCGAATTCAAGCTGCATTGCGCCGAAACCTTCGTCACATCGAACACGCTCGAAAAGGCGCTACAGGGATTGAACGACACATTTAAAGCCGTGTTCGCGAAACTGGATCGAATCGAGGATAAGTTAGATTTGAAGGCCGATAAATGACGATCGCCATCACGCCCGCCCTGCTCGAAACCGCATGCCAGTCGATGACGGTCAACGCCGCGAAATACGCCGCGCCGCTCACCGCCGCATGTGAACGCTATTCGATCAACACGCCGCAACGCCTCGCCGCATTCCTCGCGCAAATCGCGCACGAATCCGGGTCGCTCGGCGCGACGTCCGAATCGTTCGATTACAAAATCCCCTCGCTGATGGCGACGTTCCCGCGC